CTAAAAAAAATCTCCGGAGGGATATTTTGGGAATGGGGGTTACCCCCTCGGGTGCAGTATTTGAACGAGCTTACAGGGTTGAAGCATTTTCCATAAAGTGTGAACATCTCCTTTCATGTTTCTTTTCTCCTTTCGGTGATTGGTGGAAATTCAGCTCTGTAAGTTCTTTCAAATACTGCACCTATTCTCATCTAAAAGAGTATCAGTTTAGACAGAAAGTGCAGCACAAGTATGCGAATATGGCGGAACTGGCAGACGCAATAGACTCAGAATTTATTGGAGGTAACTCCGTGCAGGTTCAACTCCTGTTATCCGCACCAAATTTTTAAGAGAGGAGGCAGTGCTAATGCCCAAAGGTAAAGCTGCAAGCTCTTCCGACTCAAATAGCCCATTGAGACCACCGACATCTCTCGAAGCGCAAGAGAACTTAATGATTTCTTTGGCGGTTCAATGTGCTGAAAAGCAGCTCAGAGACGGAACTGCTTCTTCTCAGGTCATAACGCATTATTTGAAACTTGGTTCCAGTAAGGAACGAATCGAAAAGGAGATTCTGGAGAAGCAGAAAGAGCTTATCGAAGCGAAGACCAAGAATCTAAATTCCAATAGTGAAGCCAAAGAGTTGTACAACAAGGCTCTTGAAGCGTTTAGGAGATATTCAGGTGCAGGCGGTGACGGCGATGAATATTAAAACTTATTCAGAGTTGATTACACTGCCGACATTTGAAGAACGGTTTTGTTATTTGAAACTCGAGGGCTCTGTTGGGAAAGAGACTTTCGGTTTTAAGCGCTGGCTGAACCAAGAGTTCTATCATTCAGACAAGTGGTTAAGATTCAGAGATGAAATTATCATTCGTGATGAAGGTTGTGATCTTGGAGTACCGGGTTATGAAATCTTTGGCTCAATATTGATTCATCATCTGAACCCCATCACTTATGAAGACCTGTTGAATCAGAGTCCATGCGTCTTCGATCCGGAGAATGTAATATGCACCAAGTTGAATACGCATAATGCTATTCACTATGGTGATGAGAGTTTGTTGCTTCTCCCACCAGTACAGCGCACACAAAATGATACATGCCCTTGGCGAAAATAATGAAAGGAGAAACATCCAATGGAAAATAAAATCTATGAAAATTCCATTCTTGATGAACAGACTGAAAACATCAAGGAGCAGGAAGTTGGGCTTTGCGAAGATGCAGCTCGGAATGTGATCGGTGTTGTTACTGATTGCCTGAAGCTGAACATTCGTGAAAAGCCGAGTAAGGATTCCAGAGTAGTAACGGTTGTGACATGCCTTGACGAATTGGAAATTGACATGGGCGATTCCAATGATGATTGGTACGCTGTCTGTACTGCTACCGGTATTGAAGGATTCTGCATGAAGAAATTTGTAGCCGTCAGGCAGTAAGGAGAAAAACGATATGGACAGTATCCTGACATCGATTAAAAAGCTGCTCGGAATTGCTGAAGAGTATGAGCACTTTGATCCGGACATCGTCATGTACATCAATTCGGCATTCTCAGTCTTGACGCAGCTCGGTGTCGGTCCTGAAGAAGGATTCCGTATCGAAGATGCAAGTAAGACCTGGTCTGAATTCCTGTACGATGATCCTCGTCTTGAATTTGTTAAAACCTTTATCTACCTGAAGGTGAGACTGGCGTTCGACCCGCCGTTGAGTTCGGCAGTGATGGAAGCAATTAACCGACAGATCAGCGAGCTTGAATGGCGAATCAATGTGACAGTCGACCCTGATTAAAAACGAGAGGAGGATTTCAAAATGGATAATACAGCACTTTCCCATCATGGCATCATTGGCATGAAATGGGGGGTCCGGCGCTATCAGAATAAAGATGGCACTCGTACCGCAGCCGGAAAGAAAAGAGAAAGTTCTTCTAAGTCTGATGTTCCTGCTCATGAGGACTATACTAAAGCTCATAATAGTAAGAGCATTAAGTCTATGAGTGATGCAGAGCTTCGTAACCGATTGAACCGTCTTCAGATGGAGAAACAGTACAGTCAATTGTCTTCGGCTGATGTGAATCGTGGAAAGGAATATGTATCAAAAACTCTGAAAGTCGCCGGAACAATTGCAACCGCTACTTCGACCGCCTTAACTATTTACAATAACTATGGCAAGATCAAAGAAATTGTAAACGGTATGGCTAAGAAGACTGGCTAAGGAGGTACTTATGGCATTATCAAACACTGCCGTTCCTAAGTATTATGGCATGTTTCGTGATGCCGTAATTCGAGGGGAGATTCCGGTTTGCAAAGAGATCTCCATGGAGATGAACCGTATTGATGATCTTATCGCTAATCCGGGCGTGTACTATGACGACCAAGCTGTTGAGGGATGGATTGCTTATTGCGAGTCCGAACTCACTCTAACAGATGGCTCTGACCTTAGCCTTTTGGATAGCTTCAAACTTTGGGGTGAACAGATCTTTGGTTGGTACTATTTTGTTGAGCGAAGCGTGTATCAGCCGAATCCAGATGGTCATGGTGGGCACTATGTTCGCAAGAATGTGAAAAAAAGGCTGATTAACAAACAGTATTTGATCGTTGCACGAGGTGCCGCTAAATCAATGTACGGCTCAACCTTACAGGGTTACTTTCTGAATGTTGATACCTCTACTACTCATCAGATCACCACCGCCCCCACAATGAAGCAAGCGGAGGAGGTCATGTCTCCTCTTCGCACCGCTATCACTCGTTCGAGAGGACCGCTGTTTCAGTTCCTGACAGAAGGCTCTTTGCAAAACACAACCGGTTCCAAAGCGAATCGCACAAAGTTAGCCTCTACAAAAAAGGGCGTTGAAAACTTCCTTACGGGTTCGCTTCTTGAGGTCAGACCCATGAGCATCAATAAGCTCCAGGGTCTACAAATCAAGGTCGCAACCGTTGATGAGTGGCTTTCCGGAGACATTCGAGAGGATGTTATCGGCGCAATTGAGCAGGGCGCATCCAAGGTGAACGACTACATCATTGTTGCAATCAGCTCGGAAGGTACGGTTCGTAACGGAAGCGGCGACACCATCAAAATGGAGTTGATGGACATCCTTAAAGGCGACTACATCAATCCCCACGTTTCGATTTGGTGGTACAAGCTTGATTCCATTGATGAAGTCGGAGACCCGGAAATGTGGCTCAAGGCTAATCCAAATCTTGGAAAAACCGTAAGTTATGAAACTTATCAGCTTGATGTTGAAAGAGCTGAAAAAGCTCCAGCTGCCCGAAACGATATTCTTGCAAAGAGATTTGGACTGCCTATGGAGGGGTACACCTATTACTTCACTTACGAAGAAACTCTTCCGCATCGAAAGAGGGACTACTGGCAGATGCCTTGTTCCCTCGGTGCAGACTTATCACAGGGCGATGACTTCTGCGCATTTACATTTTTGTTCCCTCTGCCAAACGGTTCCTTTGGCATCAAGACACGAAACTATATTACCTCTACCACTTTAATGAAGCTGCCTGCTGCTATGCGGATCAAATACGATCAATTCATGGCGGAGGGCAGTTTAATTGTTTTAGAGGGTGCTGTACTTAACATGATGGATGTCTATGAAGATTTGGACAACCATATTCAGGAGTGCGGATACGATGTTCGATGTCTTGGGTTTGACCCTTATAATGCAAAAGAATTTGTGGCGAGATGGGAATCTGAAAACGGTCCGTTTGGAATTGAGAAAGTTATTCAGGGCGCTAAAACTGAGTCGGTTCCACTTGGAGAACTGAAAAAGCTTTCTGAAGAAAGAATGCTTATCTTCGATGAGGACCTTATGACCTTCGCTATGGGTAACTGTATTACCCTTGAAGATACAAATGGAAACCGTAAACTTTTGAAGAAGCGATACGAGCAGAAAATCGATGCTGTTGCGGCAATGATGGACGCTTACATTGCTTATAAACTCAATCGAGACGCATTTGAATAAGGAGGTGGTCAAGTTGGATGAGATGTATCATCATGGTATTCTCGGTCAGAAATGGGGCGTTCGCCGTTTCCAGAACAAAGACGGAACTTTGACCGCCGCAGGTCAAAAGCGTTTGGAAAAGAAAGACGCAAATTGGGCTCATAAAAACCACGACAAAATTGTATCTAAAGCCCGCAAAGATGTTTCCAAAGAACTCGATCAGTATGCCAATCAACTATTGAAAAATCCTTCCTCTGTGACATCGAAAGGTAAAATCAGTTCTTCAGCTATCAATTCCTATAATCGGAAGATGGCTGAACTGATGAATGAGTCCGTCAAGAATGTTATCGCACCTTCAGGGCGTGTCGTTCAATTCGTTGCAAAACGAGGTGAAGTCGGCGTGCATATGGCTCTGGCTGACAGAGGCTATGATATGCAGCAGCTGAAGAACGGTATCTGGGCTTCCGGTCGAGTTGCCTATAAGAAGAAAAATGTTGATATGGTTTAAGGAGGTGATGATTCAAAATGGAGATGTCTTTTGGTTCCAGATTGAAACATGCTTGGAATGCGTTTACCGGCAATGTTCAAATGAACTACCGGGATTTGGGTATGAGCCATTCATATCGAGCTGACAGACCAAGAATGTCCAGAGGCAATGAAAGATCAATCGTCACATCGGTTTATAACCGAATTGCGCTTGATGTTGCGGCCCTGAATGTTCAGCATGTTCGGTTGGATGAAAATGGGCGTTTTCTTTCGGTCATCGATGACGGATTGAATAATTGCCTCACTTTGGAAGCGAATGTCGATCAGACGGCACGGTCGTTCGTTCAGGATGTAGTTATCTCTATGTTTGATGAAGGAAGCGTGGCTATTGTTCCGGTCGATACAACGACTGATCCTAACGTGTCCGGTTCGTATGACATTCAGTCTCTTCGTGTCGGACAAATTTTAGACTGGTATCCGCAGCATATTCGAGCTCGTGTGTACAACGAACAAACGGGCAGAAAAGAAGATATTGTGGTGCCGAAAAGTGCAGTGGCTATCATTGAGAATCCACTGTACGCAGTTATCAATGAGCCAAATTCTACTATGCAGCGGCTCATTCGTAAACTTAACCTACTTGATGTCATTGATGAGCAAAGCGGATCTGGAAAACTCGATTTGATTATTCAGCTTCCTTATGTAATCAAGACAGAAGCAAGGCGTCAACAGGCCGAAAATCGGCGTAAAGATATAGAAAACCAGTTGTCAGGTTCAAAGTATGGTATCGCTTATACTGATGGTACTGAGCATATCACACAGTTGAATCGTTCCGTGAACAACAACCTAATGTCCCAGATTGAATACTTGACGAGTATGCTATACAGCCAGTTGGGGATCACTCAGAGCATTTTGGATGGAACAGCGGACGAGAAGACAATGCTGAACTATAACAACCGGACAATCGAGCCGATCATTTCCGCTATTGTTGATGAGATGAAACGAAAGTTTCTGACCAAAACTGCCCGATCACAACACCAGTCAATTTCATTCTTTAGAGACCCGTTCAAACTGGTTCCTGTCAATGATATTGCTGAAATTGCTGACAAGTTTACAAGAAATGAAATCATGACTTCGAATGAAATTCGTCAGGTAGTCGGTATGAAACCCTCTGAGGACCAGAGAGCAGATGAACTCAGAAATAAGAACCTGAGTGCACCGTCCGGTTCCAATCAGCAGTCGGAAGAAATGCCTATTGCCGAAGTTGATTCAATTAGAGACTCAGTAAGTGATTTGGACGACAAAATCTCTAAGCAAAAATCGAAAAAGTAAGGAGGAAATTCAAAATGAGTAGACCTTTTTCGGTTGAGGCTTGTGATTTCAGCGGCTGGGCAACCCGAAACGACCTTAAGTGTTCTGATGGACGAGTAATTCGTCGGGACGCCTTTAAGAATAACGACGGTATTAAAGTCCCGCTGGTCTGGAATCATCAGCACAACAGTCCTCGTGATGTTCTCGGTCATGCATGGCTTGAGAACCGTGAGGAAGGTGTTTACACCTACGGCTTTCTCAATGATACTGCTGATGGTGAAATTGCGAAGGTCCTTATTAAGCACGGTGACATCTGTGCTCTGTCCATTTACGCCAATCAGCTTCAGCAGGCTGGATCTGATGTGCTGCATGGATGTATTTGCGAGGTGAGCCTGGTGCATAAGGGCGCTAACCCCGGTGCATTTATTGATTCTATGCTGAAGCACGGCGAAATGTCCGATGATGAAGCTATCATCTATACCGGAATGCCTCTTTGCCTTTCCCATTCTGCCAAGTCTAAGGATGAGCAGAAAGAGGAGGAAAAGAAGGAGAATACCAAAGAGGACAAGCCTGCCGAAAGCAAGGAAGAGAAGAAGGACGATGAAGAGACGGTTGCTGATGTGATCGATTCCATGTCTGAGAAGCAGCAGAACGTCATGTATGCACTTATTGCACAGGCTCTCGAAGGTGAACCCGAAAAGGAATCCAAAGATGATTCCGATAACAAATCTGAATCCAATAAGGAGGATAACACAATGAAACATAATGTCTTTGACAACGATCAGCAGAAGAAGACCGAGGTTCTGTCTCACGCTGACCAGGCAAGCATCATTTCCATGGCTAAGTCCAACAGCGTCGGCAGTCTTCGTACTGCTATGGATATCTATGTGGAGCAGAATCCTGACAGCGTTCTGGCTCACGGCATCGATGGTATCGAAACTCTGTTTCCTGAGTACAAAGATGTCCGTCCCGGTGCTCCTGAACTGCTCACTACTGACCAGGGTTGGGTAAACGAGGTTCTGAAGAAGGTTCATAAGAGCCCTATCTCCCGTATCCGTACCCGTCAGGCTGACCTGCGTAACATTGAGGCTCTTCGTGCCAAGGGTTACAAGAAGGGCACTCAGAAGGGTTATGTCGGCAACATCCAGCTGCTCCACAGAACTACCGATCCTCAGACCGTGTATGTGAAGAGCAAGCTTGACCGTGACGACATCATCGATATTCAGGACTTTGATGTGGTGCAGTACCTGTACGGCATCGACCGTATGAATCTGAACGAGGAGCTGGCAACGGCTATCATGATCGGCGATGGTCGTGAGGTTGGTGCTGACGGTAAGATTGCTGAGGATAAGATCCGCCCGATCTGGCTGGATGACGAGCTGTACACCATTCATGCTGATGTCGACATTGCCGGCATGAAGAGCACGCTTCAGGGCACCAACACTTCCGCTAATTTCGGCGAGAATTACATTTATGCAGAAGCCGTGATCCAGTCTCTGTTGTACGCTCGTGAGAAGTATAAGGGCTCTGGCACTCCCGACTTCTACTGCACGCCTCATCTGGTCAATGTCATGCTGCTTGCCCGTGACCTGAATGGTCGCCGCATCTATGACAAGGTCAGTGATCTGGCTGCGGCTCTGAATGTCGGTCAGATCATTACGGCGGAGCAGTTCGAGGGTAAGACTCGTACTACTACGGACAGCAAGACCAAGAAGCTTCTGGGTCTTATGGTCAACCTGGCTGACTATTCTCTGGGCGCTACCAAGGGCGGTGAAATCACTCACTTCACTGATTTCGACATCGACTTCAACCAGGAGAAGAGCCTGCTGGAGACTCGTTGCTCCGGTGCTAACACTCGTGTTATGTCCGCTATTGCTCTGGAAGAGGATGTCACTGACCGCCCTTAACGAGTCTCACGGTTGAACCTGCGGACGGTGAGACGGAATTGCTCGGTAAAACCGCAGCAGATTTGCAGGAGAATGTTGCAATCTCCGGTAGAGAAATTACCGGTACGCTGAAGCTGGTCACCGATTACACGGGATTCAGCAGTGCGACCGATGAGCAGAGTGGTAACTATCTCGCTCTGCATGTAACTCAGGAACCGGAAGATGCAACGGTTACAGTGGAACTGATTGGCGGTAAGAATGGAGCAGTTGAACTGGACGACGATGGTTTGATTGTGCTGAAGATCGCCGATACGGCAAAGCAGTCGGTAAAGGTTACTGTCACCAATGGTGAAGATACCGCCACAAAGACTTATAGTCTTAAGGGACTGACCTTGGCGACTGAGTAAGGAGTGAAAATTCAAAATGGCTAAATTTTATGGAGTAATTGGCTACGCTGTAACAGAAGAGACTAAGCCGGGCGTTTGGACAGAGAAAATCATCGAGCGTATGTACTATGGTGATTTAACTCGTAACACTCGTAGGCTTCAGTCTGCGGAACAACTCAACGACAACATCAATGTTGCGAATGAGATCAGTATCGTAGCCGATCCATTTGCCAATGAGAATTTTCATTCGATGAGGTATGTTGAGTTTATGGGTGCTAAATGGAAGGTGACAAGCGTTGAAGTTCAGTACCCAAGACTTATACTGACTGTGGGAGGTGTATACAATGGCGAGCAGGCTTGATCTGCAAACTTTCCTGGAAGAACTCCTTGAAAGCAAAAATGTGTATTTTCAACCTCCTGAGTCGGTAAAAATGAAATACCCTGCTATCGTTTATGCACTTGATGACATCGAAAATGTGCACGCCGATAACGGGGTTTATTCATCTCACAGACATTATTCGGTCACAGTCATTGACTCTGACCCGGATAGTGAGCTTGTCGGTAAGGTGGTTGCTATACCTACCTGCCGATTCGAACGATATTATACAAGCGAGAATCTGAATCACTGGAATTTCTCGCTCTATTTCTGATAAGGAGGAATATCTTTATGTCCAAAATCATTTGGGATAAAACTGGTGAACGCCTGTATGAAACTGGCTGTGACCATGGCGTTCTCTATCCGATGCAGCCCGGCGGCGTTTACAACAAGGGCGTTGCATGGAATGGTCTGACTGCCGTTACCGAGAGTCCTTCCGGTGCTGAGGCTTCCCCGATTCACGCCGATAACATCAAGTATGTGAACCTGGTTTCCAACGAGGAGTTCGGCGCTACCGTCGAGGCATATATGTACCCCGATGAGTTTGCTGAGTGCGATGGTTCTGTTGAGATCATGCCTGGTATGTATGCCGGTCAGCAGTCTCGTAAGACTTTCGGTTTGGCATATCGCACCATTCTGGGCAATGATACCGATCTGAACGATTACGGCTACAAGCTGCATCTGGTCTACGGCTGTCTGGCTGCTCCTTCCGAGAAGGGTTACAGTACGGTCAACGACAGCCCTGAGGCGGCTACTCTGTCCTGGGAGATCAGCACTACTCCTGTCTCCATCAACAAGATGGTCAACGGTAAGAAGCTGAAGCCGACTGCTACGCTGACCTTTGACTCCACTAAGTTCAGTGCCGAGTTCATGACCCAGCTGGAAGAAATCCTGTATGGTAAGGACCCGACTACCACTGGCGGTAACGATGGTGTCGAGCCTCGCCTGCCTCTGCCCGATGAGATTGTTGAACTGTTCGATAAGACTCAGAATCCGGAGGGTTAATCTCTAAAATCATGGAGCCGTATTCAGGTAAGCTGGCGGCTCCAACTTTTTTAATTTGAAAGGAGAAAATTTCAATGACTAAGGAAACTATCACTTATACCGATCTGAACGGTGTTCAGAGAACCGAAGATTTTTACTTCGACCTGTCTAAGCCTGAAATCGTAAAGATGCAGGCGAGCGCTAAAGGTGGCTACGATGTTCAGCTTAAGAGTATCGCTGCCAGTCCGAATGGCGCGCTTATTATGGAGTTCTTCGAGAACTTTATTAAGACCGCTTATGGTGAGAAGAGCGATGATGGCAGACGCTTCATGAAGTCCGAGGAGATTTCCAGAAGCTTTATGGAAACTCCCGCTTACGAGGTACTGTTCGAAAAGCTCGTCACCGATGCCGGTGCTGCATCCGAATTTGTAAATCGTGTGATGCGTGCTAACGGCAATAAGCAGGCTGCACCCATCGCATCTAATTAAAGAAAGCTCGGAGGACTAAGGAATGCTGAAAATTACTGTGCCGGCTGCCGAGTTTTGGGATGAAATTCACGAGGAATTTATCTACAAGAAAGAGCAGACTTTGCAGTTGGAGCATTCCTTAGTCTCTCTTTCAAAATGGGAAAGTAAATGGAACAAGGCATTTCTCGGTAAGCAAGAAAAAACTGATGAGGAGATTCTTGATTATGTACGATGCATGACTTTGACCCAGAATATCGATCCCGAAGTATATACTCGGCTGTCTGCTGAAAACTATGCCGCCATCAATGCGTATATCGAGGCACCAATGACTGCAACTTGTCTCATTGAAGATAAGCAAGCCAGAGGTCACAAGGAAACGGTTACATCTGAGCTTATTTATTACTGGATGATTTCTTATAACATTCCTGTAGAGTTTCAAAAATGGCATTTGAATAGGCTGTTGACTCTCATACGGGTGTGCAATGTCAAGAATTCTCCACCTAAGCGAAGAAGCAAGCGTGAAATGTGGAATCGGAATGCAGCCATCAATGCCGCCAATCGAAAACGCTTTGGTTCTAAGGGGTGATTGAATGAACAGACGATGCCGAAAATGCTTTTTTAAGAAGGTTTGCCATAAAAAGCCATCTTATAAAGCATGGCTGAAAACTTATACCAAAAAAGCAGTTACAGCGATTCTTGTTATTGCATTGATCGATCTGCAACTGTCTTATGTACTTGCATTTATGGGGCAGGTACAAATTGCAGAGTCTCTTTCCAGCACTATCGCTACCACAATTGTGGGTGTTATGGTTGGCTATTTTCTGAAGGCCTTGTTTGAAACTTTCTTTGAAAAAAGAGAAGAGAGATTGAACAAAGAAAGCGAGTCTGCTGAAAATACGAATTATGAGGAGGTTTAGTTATGCCTATCAGTTTTTTGACTACAGCACTGTTGATCGTATCTGTTATCACAAATCTGACAGTGGAGGGCATTAAGAAGTTGCTTGATGGAACGAAGGTCAAGTATTCTTCCAATGTTCTTGCGGCTATTTTATCCGTCCTGGTCGCCTGTGCTGTCAGTGTGATTTACCTTATCATGACTGACACCGTCTTCACCATGAAGATCGGAGTTGAGATCGTTGTTCTGATGTATCTGGGCTTCCTGATCTCTACGGTCGGTTATGACAAGGTGATTCAGATGTTGAAGCAGATTCAAAGCGTGAAGGAGGAAACAAAAAATGAGTAACAGTCCTCTGGTATCCTATACCAAGTTGAGCCCGAATCATTCCGGGCAGAGAACCCATGCCGTTGACCGTATTACACCTCATTGCGTAGTCGGTCAGTGCTCGGTAGAAACCCTGGGCAATATTTTTGCTCCGACTTCCCGGCAGGCTTCTTGTCAGTACGGTATCGGTGTAGACGGTCGAGTAGGTATGTATGTGGAGGAGAAGAATCGTTCCTGGTGTTCTTCTTCCAATGCTAACGACCAGCGTGCGATTACAATCGAGTGCGCCAGTGATGCTACACACCCCTATGCATTCAATGATGTTGTGTACGCCAAGCTGATCGAGCTTTGTGCGGACATTTGCAAGCGTTATGGAAAGACCAAGTTGCTGTGGCTCGGTGATAAGACAAAGACTCTGAACTATGAGCCTGCTTCCAATGAAATGGTTCTGACTGTACATCGTTGGTTTGCCAATAAGAGCTGTCCGGGTGACTGGATGTATGCTCGAATGGGTGATCTTGCATCCAAAGTTACAGCGAAGCTCGGGGGCTCTGCTGGCGGAACTGAGAAGCCTGCCGATAATCAGGCACTTTATCGAGTGCAGACAGGAGCCTTCAGCAATAAGACGAATGCAGATGCAATGCTTCAGAAGGTGAAAGCTGCCGGTTTTGATACTTACATGGTTAAGGTCGATAATCTTTACAAGATTCAGGTCGGCGCATTCAGTAAGAAAGCAAATGCTGACGCTATGGCTGCAAAGCTGAAAGCTGCTGGTTTTGACACCTATATAACAACCAAAAGTGGGACGGCAGTCTCTGCATCTTCTGCGAAGAAAAGCACTGACCAGATCGCCCGCGAAGTAATTCAGGGTCTGTGGGGTAACGGCGTGGACAGGACTAATCGTCTGAAGGCGGCTGGTTACGATCCTTCCGTAATACAGAATCGGGTTAATCAGCTTCTTAAATAAGGAGGTCCGTGAATGATAAGGTTCAGTCACAAGGGAGACTTCTCTAAGGTTACACGCTTTTTGGAGAGGGCAAAAGAAGTGGTCCATCTCGGAGACCTCGACAAGTATGGCCGAGAAGGGGTCGCTGCTCTTGCGTCTGCAACGCCTGTCGATTCCGGTTTGACCGCCAGTTCATGGTATTACGAGATCGTAAACCGAAATGGATCTGCAAAGATCACCTTTTACAACTCAAATATTCAAAATGGGGTTCCAATTGCGATCATTCTGCAATATGGTCACGGGACTCGCAACGGGGGCTGGGTACAGGGTCGAGATTACATCAATCCTGCTATCCAGCCTATTTTCGATAAAATTGCAAATGAAGCATGGAAGGAGGTTACGAAGCTATGAGTAAAACTATCGACGAAAGAGTCGTAGAAATGCGGTTTGACAATAAGCAGTTTGAGAGCAATGTTCAAACCAGTTTGTCCACCATTGAAAAATTAAAGAAAAGTTTGGATATGGACGGCGCTACAAAAGGTCTTGAAAGCATTGACAGTGCTGCTAAGAAAGTCGATATGTCGGGGCTTGGCTCTGCGGTTGAAACAGTAAAGACTCGATTCTCGGCATTGGAGATCATGGCTGTAACCGCCCTTGCAAACATCACCAACTCAGTTGTAAATACCGGTAAACAGATGCTCCACTCCTTGACAATCGAACCCATTAGTCAGGGCTTTGCGGAATACGAGCTGAAGATGGGGTCAATTCAGACCATCATGATGAGTACCGGCGCCTCTCTTGAAGAAGTTAATAAGTATCTTCAGGAATTGAACACTTACTCGGATAAGACCATTTACTCCTTCCAGGATATGACTTCCAACATCGGTAAATTTACCAATGCTGGTGTCGGTCTTGAGGATGCAGTAATGGCTATTCAGGGTGTGTCGAATGTTGCCGCTGTGTCCGGCGCCAATGCAAATGAGGCATCCCGTGCCATGTATAACTTTGCGCAGGCACTGTCTGCCGGTTATGTCAAGCTGATTGACTGGAAGTCAATTGAGAATGCTAATATGGCGACCGTTGAATTTAAGACTCAGCTTCTTGAGTCGGCTGTTGCCTGTGGCACCTTGACTAAAACTGCCGACGGCATGTATAAAACGGTTAAGGGTAATGTCATCGATGCTACACATGGCTTCAATGATTCTTTGCAGGATCAGTGGATGACCACGGAAGCTCTGGTCGGTACTCTTCGCAATTATGCGGATGAAACGACTGAAATCGGTGCTAAAGCATTTGCGGCTGCACAGGATGTTAAGACATTCACTCAGTTGATAGATACTCTCAAGGAAGCCGTAGGCTCCGGATGGGCAAATACATGGGAAATCCTGTTTGGTGATTTTGAGGAAGCCAAAGAACTTTGGACTGGACTCAGCCAGGTTATCGGTGGATTTATCGATGCCCAAGCAGATGCTCGCAATGAGATGTTGCAAGGGTGGAAAGATCTTGGCGGAAGAACCAAACTGATTGAGGCACTTAAAAATGCTTTTGAAGGCGTTCAGAGTGTTATCAAACCGATCTATGAGGCATTCCGTGAGATATTTCCTCCCACCACAGCCCAGCAGCTTTATGATATTACTGAGAATTTGCGAAAATTCACAGCAAATTTGAAGCTCAGTGATACAGCTTCAGCTAATCTAAAATCCACTTTCAAAGGCTTGTTTGCGATCTTGGACATCGTTAAACAAGCCTTTTCTGCTATATTTACGGCAATTAAACCGTTGTTTGGCGGGTTTGGGACACTCGGAGATGGAATTCTTGGTTTCACTGGTGGGATTGGCGATGCTATTGTTGCGTTTGATGAGTTTATCAAAACCAGCGGAGCATTCCAGAAAGTTGGTGAGGGTATCGCTACGGTCATACAGACAATTATGACAGCTTTATCCACACTGAAGAACAAGATCAAAGAAAAATTTGAATCCGCCAATTTCGAATTGTTTCATTCTCTGCTTGAGCGAATTCATGAGAGGATGACTCAAGTCGGAGAAGCAGCCGGTGAGATGAAATCTGGGGTTATCGTCGCCTTTGAGGTCATTGGTGAGGCTCTTGCTAATTGCCAATTTGTTCAGCTTCTCTCTGCTGTGTGGAACGCCGTTAAGACAATCGGAAGTGGCATCGTTAAAATCCTTGGCGAACTCGGCAGTTCTTTAGCAAAGAATCTCGGTGAAGCTAATTTCAGCGGAATTATTGATCTGCTGAATGGTATCTCGTTCGGTGCTATTGCTGTCGGTATCACAAAGTTTGTCGGCACCTTCCGAAAAGCTATTGAAGATATCGGCAGTTTCAAGGAATCTTTTATCGGAATTCTTGACAGTGTTCGAGGATGCTTTGAAGCTTACCAGACTCAGTTGCAGGCTGGTACATTGCTGAAGATCGCGTCGGCTATTGCTATTCTTACTGCATCTTTGATTGCGCTTAGTCTTGTGGACAGCGAAAAGCTGAATGTAGCCCTTGGAGCAATCACTGTGCTATTCGCTGAACTTCTTGCTTCGATGGCTGTATTCAACAAAATCAGCGGTCAGGCAACTGGTGTGATGAAGAGTGTAACTGCTATGCTCGGAATTGCTACGGCAGTGCTGATTTTGGCGAGCGCACTTAAAAAGATTGCTGATCTGGATGCAAAGCAGCTTACTACTGGTCTGATTGGTGTTGCAGGTTTGACGACTATGATGGTTGCCGCAGCCAAAGCTATGAGTTCCAACAGTAAAACCATCATCAAGGGTGCTACTCAAATGGTGATCTTTGCAGCCGCAATCAAGATTCTTGCTTCTGTTTGCGAGCAACTTGCTAAATTGGACTGGAACCAGCTTGCGAAAGGTCTTGTCGGCGTTGGTGTATTGCTTGCCGAGGTTTCTCTGTTCCTGAGAACCGCAAAATTCAGCGGTAAATCCATTACTACGGCTACAGGCATCGTGATTCTTTCGGCAGCAATCAAGGTGTTGGCTTCTGCCTGCAAGGACTTCGGCGAGATGAAATGGGAAGAAATCGGTAAGGGGCTTGCATCTATTGCAGTGCTTCTTGCTGAGGTTACCGCTTTCACCAAGCTTACTGGTAACGCTAAACATGTAATCTCTACAGGTGTAGCACTCGTTGCTATCGGAGCAGCCATGAAGATATTCGCATCGGCTGTAAAAGACTTCTCTGGAATGCAGTGGGACGAAATTGCAAGAGGTCTTGTTGCTATGGCCGGGGCTTTGGCGGCGGTTACAATTGCCGTCAACTTCATGCCGAAAAGCATGATCGGCATCGGCACTGGTCTTATTGCTGTCTCTGCGGCTTTACTTATACTTGCCAATGCTCTTAACCAGATGGGTTCAATGTCTTGGGAGGAAATCGCCAAGGGTCTTATCACTCTGGGCGGCGCAATGGCCATTCTTGCAATCGGTCTGAATGCCATGACAGGTACTCTTGCAGGTTCTGCGGCGCTTCTTGTTGCTGCAAGTGCCCTCTTGGTGCTTACTCCGGTACTGGCTATTCTCGGCGCCATGAGTTGGAGTTCCATCGTGAAAGGTCTCGTTACCCTGGCAGGTGCATTTGCTATCCTCGGTGTTGCAGGTGCTGTATTGACTCCGTTGGTTCCTTCTATTCTCGCTTTGAGTGGCTCGCTGGCACTAATCGGGGTAGCAGTTGTCGGTATTGGTGCCGGGCTTGCTCTGGCAGGTGCCGGTTTGTCCGCCTTGGCAGTAGGCTTAACAGCTCTTGCTGCTGCGGGAACTGCCGGTGCTACAGCCATCGTCGCTTCTTTGACTGTTATTATCACAGGCGTGGCAGCCCTTATTCCTGCAATTGTAGCCAAGATCGGCGAGGCAATTGTCGAGTTCTGCAAAGTTATCGCAGATAGTGCAGGAGCCATTGGAGAAGCAGTCAAGGCGGTTGTTCTTATGCTGGTGGATGTACTTGTTGAGTGCGTTCCCGCTATCGCTGATGGGGGATTGAAGCTCATTGCAGGTGTTCTTGAAGCATTGGTGGAATATACCCCGTCTATCGTCGATTCCATCTTCCAATTCCTTATCGCAGTGCTTGAGGGCGTTGCTAAGAATCTTCCGGGTCTGATTCAGGCTGCTATTGATGTATTGATGGCATTCTTCTCCGGTATTGTGGATGCACTTAAGGGTATTGATACAGAAACTCTTCTTAAGGGAATTGTCGGTATCGGCCTGCTTGCAGCAATTATGGCTGCTTTGAGCGCAGTAGCAGCTCTTGTTCCTGGTGCCATGCTGGGCGTTCTCGGTATGGGCGCTGTTATCGCTGAACTCGCTCTTGTTCTTGCTGCGGTCGGTGCTCTGGCGCAAATTCCTGGCTTGAACTGGCTTATCAACGAAGGCGGTAATCTGCTTCAGGGAATTGGTACGGCAATCGGTAAGTTTGTTGGTGGTATCGTCGGTGGCTTTATGAGTGGCGTATCCAGTCAATTCCCGCAAATTGGTTCTGATCTTTCCGGGTTTATGGCCAATGTTCAGCCGTTCCTTGATGGCGCAGCTTCCATAGATCCGGCTATGCTGGATGGTGTTAAGGCTCTTGCAGAAACGATTCTTATCCTGACAGCCGCAAATATTTTGGATGGTCTAACCTCGTGGTTCACTGGCGGAAGTTCGCTCTCTGGCTTTGCTGAAGAGATGGTTCCGTTCGGAAAAGCTATGAAACAATTCTCTGATGAAATCAGCGGTATTGATGGAGAAGCAGTTTCCAATGCTGCAATCGCAGGTAAGACTCTTGCAGAGATGGCTGATACACTTCCTAATACTGGCGGTGTCGTTGGCTTCTTTGCCGGAGAGAACGATATGAATGCCTTCGGTGAACAGCTTATTCCATTTGGTCGTGCCATGCGTAACTTTGCAAACGAAGTCGCCGGAATTGACGCCAGTGTTATTACTGAAGCAGCTACCGCTGGTAAGGCACTTGCAGAGATGGCAAGCACCGTTCCAAACAGCGGCGGCGTAGTTGGCTTCTTTGCTGGTGAAAACGATATGGATGACTTTGGCGAACAGCTTGTTCCTTTCGGCAGAGCAATGAAGGATTTCTCTGACGCTGTTTCCGGACTGAAAGCCGATGTCATTCAAAATAGCGTTACCGCAGGTCAGGCTTTGCTTGAACTTGCGAATACGGTGCCGAATACGGGCGGTGTTGTATCCTGGTTTACGGGCGATAACGACCTTGAAACCTTCGGTGAACAGCTCGTTCCGTTTGGCACAGCAATGAAGAACTATTCTTTGGCTGTTACAGGATTGGATGCATCTGTCGTCACAAACTCCGCAAATGCAGCTAAAGCTCTGGTTGAGCTTTCAAACAATTTGCCGAATAGCGGCGGTATCGTATCCTGGTTTACGGGCGATAACGATATTGCAAGCTTCGGTGAGCAGTTGGTATCTTTCGGTCAGTCATTTGCCGCGTACTACAACAGCGTTAGCGGAGTGGATGTAGCTAAGCTGAGTGGTGTGGTTGTCGAGTTCAGAAATCTTGTGGATTTGGCAAACGGCATTAAGAGTGTTGATACAAGTGGAATGTCTACATTTGCTCAGAATCTTACGAATTTGGGTAATGCTGGTATCGATGGCTTTATCAATGCCTTTACAAATGCTAATTCCCGTGTAAGTACAGCCGCAAACACAATGGTCACTACATTTATCAACGCCGCCAAAGCACAGCAAGGAAATCTGACAAGCACTTTCACCACCATGATTAACGGTATTGTCACTACTTTTACAAGCAAGTACAGTCAGTTCACAGTCATGGGGCAGACGATGATGACTAACTTTATCTCTGGTATTCGTACCGGCGACGCATCTGCTCGGTCGGCATTTGTCGCAATCGTATCCGGTTGTCTGACAGCAATCCGAAATAAGTTCTACGAGTTTAACACCGTTGGACAGACTACGATGACAAATCTCATTGCTGGCATTCGAACAAAAAACCAGCTTGCAAAAGATGCCTTTGTTCAGATCATCAACAGTTGTCTGACAGCAATCCGAAATAAGTACACCGACTTCTATAACGCCGGTAAGTATCTTGTTGAAGGATTTGCCGCTGGCATAACTGCCAACACATACATGGCTGAAGCGAGAGCAAGAGCTATGGCAAGAGCAGCGGCAGCGGCAGCAGAAGCGGAACTCGACATTAACTCACCGTCTAAAGTTGGCTATCGAATTGGCGGATTCTTTGGTATGGGCTTCGTCAATTCCCTGATCGACTACACCGATAAGTCTTACGATGCCGGTGCATCTGTTGCAAAGTCGGCTAAGGAAGGACTCTGCAACGCGGTTTCCAAGATCGGTGCTTTCATCGAAAACGGAATTGACTCTCAACCGACAATTCGACCGCTGCTTGATCTGTCTGATGTAACAGAGGGTGCTGGTAGATTGTCGGCACTTCTGAGTCGGAATCAGGCAATGAAGATCAGCGCTGGCATGGAACATGAGGGTACTGGTATCGTTCAAAATGGCGGTATTACACCTACCTCCGGAAACAACTACAATTTCACACAAAATAACTATTCACCTAAGGCACTGTCGAGGATCGACATTTATCGTCAGACGAAGAATCAGTTCTCGGCGTTGAAAGGATTGGTGGAAACATGATTCACTCATTTGCTATCACCAATTACTTAGGTGATAGGATCAAACTTGACTTGAGGGAGCCTGAGGTTTCGGGCTTCCTCATCAAGTCTGTAACCGGCTTAGGTCCGGTCAAAGCAACTGTCAACACGACAGAAGTCGTCACTAATGACGGCTCTATGTTTAACTCCGCCAGATTGAGTCAGCGGAATATTGTTTTCCAAATCGTATTTGTTGATACAGTCTACGGAGAAACGATCGAAGATGTACGGCAGAAATCCTACAAATACTTTCCGGCAAAGAAAAGTGTTGAAATCATTATCGAAACTGATAACCGATATGTACGAACAAGCGGTTATGTGGAATCGAATGAACCGAACATTTTCAGCTCGCAGGAAGGGACCTCAATCTCAATCATTTGCCCTGACCCATTCTTCTATTCAGCCGGAGAGGACGGAAACAATGTAACGGATTTCTACAGTATTGACCCGATGTTTGAATTTCCGTTCTCAAACGAGTCTCTGACGGAACCCTTGCTTGTATTTGGCGAAATTCAGATCAAGACGGAGGGTGTCATCACTTACTATGGTGATGCCGAAATCGGTGTAACGATCTATATTCATGCAATAGGACCGGCAAGCAACATCAATATTTACAATACGGAAACCAGAGAAGTCATGAAGATCGATACTGTGAAGCTCCAAAAGCTGACTGGAAAGGGTATCGTCGCAAGTGATGATATCGTTATTAACACCTCAAAGGGTGATAAGAGCATTACTCTGATTCGTGAAGGCGTTTCGTACAACATCCTGAACTGTTTGGATAAGAATACCGACTGGTTTACCTTAGCAAAAGGCGATAACATTTTCGCCTTTACTGCTGACAGCGGTGTTACGAATCTTCAGTTCAGAATTGAAAACAAAGTAATCTATGAGGGGGTATAACTATGGAACTTTTGGTCTTAAACACCGACTTTGAGTCCATAGCCGTCATAGATACTTACGAATCCATGATATGGACTGACCGGTATAATTCGTATGGAGATTTCGAGATATTCTTCGCTATGGATACACAACTCTTGCAGTATTTGAAAGAGGATTACTATCTGTGGCTGAAGGATTCGGAGCACTGTATGATTATCGAGGACATCAAGATCAATGCCGACACAGAAGAAGGAAATCATCTTATCGTGACTGGAAGGTCACTGGAGTCTATTCTTGAACGCCGCATCATCTGGGGACAGCGAATCTTTAATGGAAATCTTCAAAATGGCATCCAGACGATGCTAAACGAATGCATCATTTCTCCGTCTATTGCCGATCGAAAGATTTCCAACTTTGTGTTCGTGCCTTCTACTGATCCTAAAATCACAAGTCTGAAAATCGACAACCAATACACAGGTGACTGCCTGTACGATGTCGTCAAAGGACTTTGTGAGGAAAACAATATAGGGTTCAAGATCGTACTGACAGATGAAAACAAGTTTGCATTCAGTCTGTATGCCGGTGTTGATCGCTCTTATGAGCAGACAGAAAATCCGTATGTTGTTTTCTCTCCAAACTTTGAGAACATCATCAACAGCAACTATTATTCATCCAGAGCGAGTTTTCGAAATGTGACTCTGGTCGCAGGAGAAGGTGAAGGGGCAGCAAGGCGAACTGCTATCGTTGGCTCAGCCTCAGGGCTTGATCGGCGTGAGCTTTTTACAGATGCTCGTGACATCTCATCCGATACTGAGGACGGGACTCTTTCCGATGCAGAATATATGGCGCAGCTTCGGACAAAAGGCTTGAAGAATCTGGCAGATCATATTGTAACCACTGCATTCGAAGGAGAAGTTGAAGTTACTCGACTTTTCAAATACGGCGAGGACTTCTTTATCGGAGACATCGTTCAAATCGCCAATGAATATGGCAATGAGGGATCAGCTTACATTTCAGAGCTGGTCATCTCAAACAGTGAGGAAGGGTTGTCGATTTATCCGACCTTCAAAACTATTTCAAAGTAAGGAGGGAGAAACTGAATGAGCGTATCAAGCGGATTTTTCAATTCACTTAACGGTGACCGCAAATACAATGCTGCACAGATGTCAGCTATCTTTGATGGACTCATCATCGATGGTGTATTTGCTTCTATCGGAACCGCTTTTGCTGTGAAGGCGGCAGGCGGTCTTACCGTGAATGTCGGTATCGGCAAAGCCTGGTTCGACCATACATGGACAGTCAATGACAGCATCCTGCCGATGACCGCCCCGGAAGCAGAGGTGCTTCTTGATCGTATTGATGCCGTGGTTCTGGAAGTAAACGGAATGGAATCAGTTCGTAATAACACTATCAAATTTGTCAAAGGTAATCCGTCCAGCGCACCGTCGAGACCGACTTTGACGAACGAGGGAAATGTCCATCAGTACCCTCTCTGTTATATTTACAGAAAATATGGCACTGCGGTCATTAACCAAGCTGATATTACCCCTATGGTTGGCACAGAATCTACTCCATTTGTAACTGGCATTCTTCAGACGATCAGTCTGGACGAGATGCTTGGCAAATGGCAGGATGAGCTTGATCGATTTACTGATGCACGATCTAAGGAAGTCGATGATTGGATTGCTCAGGAGGAAAGCGATTTCACGGCTTGGTTCAATAAAATGAAAGCGGACCTCCAACAGGAGCAGACCGTTCTTGACCAGTGGATCGCATCTGAACAGGCCGATTTCCTTGCCTGGTATAACCAGATGAAAGATCAGCTCAGCGGCGATGTCGCCGGTAATCTGCAACTTGAGATCGACAAGGAAGAGGTCAAACGGATTTTACTGGTTGGCTTCGAAGACGGAACCAAGGAGTTTTCAGATGATGGTACTGTTATCACTTCGACTGCGAGCGATGGTAGAACCTTGACGAAGACTTTTTCTGATGGATTCCTGACCATGACAAATGTGCTGAAAAGTGCAGCTGGAGCAGAAGTGGCGAGAGCCGTCAAAACTTTTGACTCCGATGGCAAGCTTATCAGCACCGTTGTAACTTATTCTTAAAGCGAAAGGAGAATAATCAAAATGGCAGAAGAAGATCTGATTTTCGGTAAAAACCGACATTTCTTTGGCGGCATTGAGCCGTCCAATATGCTGGCATTCAGCGTGGCTGTTGAGAGTGGCGTTGTGAAAGTCACAGCAACACTTCCTAACGACACGGTCGTGAACAACCAGACACTCTGCACCGTGGAAGGTGCGATTATCCGGAGGAAGACAACCGATTATCCTAAGGACGAGTTCGATGGTGATCTGGTCGCCAACATCAAAGCGTCCACTGTCTTCGCAGATAGTGGTGCATCTCCTACCGGAACTTACTACTATGCAGCATTCCCTTATACCACTCAGGGTGTGTATAACCGAAACAAGGCTAACCGTGTAGTCGTTAATGAACCGGAGCCGATGCAGGAGTTTTCCGCTAAGTCGGTGTATGTCTCAGCGTCTGATACCGTTAAGGTAGAAATTACGGCGAAGCTTCCGAGTGGCGTTGCAGGTGCAGTTATCCGTAGGAGCACGACCGGTTATCCTACCAGCGAGACTGAGGGTGAGCTATTCAAGAACATCACTGCAAACGGCACTTATACGGATACTAATGTGACGGTCGGAGTGGTGTATTACTATTCCGCATTCCCTTACACCAGTACCGGTGCCTATAATCGCAGCGAGGCAAACAGAACCAGCGTAACGCCGAAGAAGAGAGATTATCTGTTCGGTTATGATTTGGTGAAAGCGACTTCCAGCCCCACAGGACGAGTAACTTATCCTTCTGATGTGGATAATGCAGCGTTTACTCCGGCGGCTATGAATTTCAGCACTGGTAAGTTCAACTATGGTGGTTGGGCGTTTGATCCGGGCGAAAAGTTTATGCCGCGCCCCTGTATGCTAACTTACGCAGGTGTTGTAGATCACTATCTCAATCCTAACGACTATACCAAGAAGGTCAACGGCACCACATCCAAGGTTACGGATACTTCTTTCGGCGGCAACGCCATGATGGAATGGCCGAAGATCTATACAAAGCGTTGGGAATCGAATGGTGTTTACCATTTCCGCTGCTCCGATACTCCTCAGGACGATACTTGGGATTGCTGGTGTAACTATGACCGCAATAACAACCAGATCGATCATTTCTATACCCCCATCTATTTCGGTTCTCTGGTTTCCGGTAAGCTGCGTTCTATCAGCGGTGCAGCTAACAGCGTAAACACCACGGCGGCTAACGAAATCGCCTATGCAAAGGCAAACGGCAATGACTGGTATACCGAGGTGCTGGCTGACAGACTGTTGCTCCAGGATCTGCTGGTTATGATGGCTCGTTCTACTGAGTGCCAGACTGCATTCGGCTATGGACGGTGCAATAGTTCCAATAGTATTGCTCCTGGTACGATGAACACCAAGGGTATGTTCTGGGGTTCTAATGACAAGACTTCCGGTGTGAAGGTCTTCGGTATGGAGAATGTCTGGGGTAACCTGTGGCGTCGTACTGCTGGCTGGATCAATGCCAATGGAACTCAGAAGGTCAAGCTGACTCGTGGTACTCACGATGGTTCTACTGCAACCGACTACAACACAGACGGAAACGGTTATAAGACGATCGCAAATGCTACTCCGGCTGGCAGCTCCGGAGGCTACATCAGCAGCATGAAGACGGAAGCATTCGGACGGCTGCCTGTTAATGCAAGTGGTTCCAGCAGCACTTATGAGGCTGACGGCATGTGGTACAATAACAGCCAGGTCAATTACGCGTATGTCGGCGGGAACTGGACCTATGGCCTTATGGGTCATGGACCTTTTCTGCGGTCCGTTCTGCGTTTATCTGAACCTTGCGCCGTCCCATTCGGACTCGTCCTATGGCGCGGCTCTCTCTTGTAAACCGCTTGCTGCTGCGTAAGCAGCGAGGAGAGGACGGGAGAACCTTAGGTTCGCCGGGTAAACGAAAACAATTAAATATTAGGGGTATACACTGCGCCCAGCGCGTATGTCGGCGGCAACTGGAACAATGACCTTATGGTCGGTCCTTTCTACGCTAATCTGAACAATACGGCGTCCAATTCGAACTCGAACAATGGCGCGGCTCTATCTTATCCATAAGAAGCTCTCCTTAATGCAGTGTATGCCGCCATTTCAAAATGGCAAGAGATATCCGCATCTCTTCCTCACCACTTGGTGAAAATTAACTCGGTGCAAGCATCTGTGAGTAGCTGAGAATAAGTCGAAAGCGGATGAGAGGATAAGAGAGAACATGAAATCCTATAACCACTTGTACGAAAAAACAATATCCGAACCGAACCGACGGTACGCTCTGTCTCAAGCAAAGCACAGCAAGAGATTCCGTAAAATCATGAAACACCGGCACATGTCTGACGATGCCGCAGTTGAACAATCCTTAGACTGGATAGTCAACTACGAAAACGCCGAGCATGTGCCGGTTTACATTTATGATGGGATTACTCGCAAGGAGCGCACTATTATTGTCCCTACGATGGAAGAGCTGCTTGTTCAGCATTGCATCGTAAATGCCATGAAGCCGATGTTCTGCAAGGGAATGTATGAACACAGCTATGCCAGTCTTCCGGGCAGAGGTGCCCATAAAGGAAAGCAGGTAATTGAGAAGTGGATCAGGACTGACCCGAAGAATTGTAAGTATGTCCTCAAAATGGATATTCGCCATTTCTTTGATTCCATCCCACACGATCGTTTGAAAGCCAAGTTGAAGAAGACCATTCATGACGAGAAGATGTTGGAGCTATTATTCCGCATTATCGATGTTACAGAGGTTGGTATTCCACTTGGCTTTTATACTTCTCAATGGCTTTCCAACTGGTATTTGCAGGGTTTAGATCATTTCATCAAGGAGCAGCTCTGTGCCGTGCACTATATGCGCTACATGGACGATATGGTCATTTTCGGAAGCAACAAGAGGGTTTTGCACCGCATGAGACAAGCAATTTCCGATTATTTGGAAATGGAGCTTGGTTTAGAACTTAAAGCGAATTGGCAAGTCTTTCGCTTTTCCTATGGCAACAACCAGGGGCGTGACCTGGACTTCATGGGCTTTCGCTTTTATCGTAATCGAACGATTCTTCGAAAATCCATTATGTACAAGGCCACGAGAAAAGCTCGCAAAATCTCCAAAAAGGAGAAAGCAACCATACTTGATGCTCGGCAAATGTTGTCTTATCTTGGGTGGATCGACTGCACCGATACCTATTTGATGTATCGGAAGTGGATAAAACCATGTGTTAGCTTCCAGCAATTGAAGCTAAAAGTTTCACGATATGACAAATACGATGAGAAGCGGGTATATCAAAAACTCGTCAGTCTTTACACTGCGAAAGGAGGAAAGTCGCATGGAGTTAAATTACAAATATGCCGAGAGCACAGTCCAACCGACTGCACTTGAGGTTACTGTTGGAACCGTATATCTCCGCAAGGACATTACGAGTATTACACGAACTTCAGAACAGGGCAATAAAACCACTTACTGGACTTATCAGGAAGCGGCGTTGACCCCTCAGGAGTTCAATGAATACACCAATCTGCTTATGGCTGAAAACGCCATTAAAGGTACAAATGATTCGGACAACATTGTTCAGATCATGGCAGGTCAGGAAACTGGCGATTCCCAGCAGCTTGCTATCATGGAAGCAATTGCTGATCTGTACGATGCTGTCGCAGCAATGATTCCTGAATGAGGAGGTAGCAAAAATGGTCAATCTTTACGCCACGCTTATCATCAATAAGCGTAGAACCTTCGACCAGGTGCCTGAAAAATTTAAGGCAGATGTCGAGGCAAAATTGTTAGAATATGGCTAAGATACCAACGGCGATCTTATCGCTGAGGAGGAGTAACCATGTTTTATATTTTATCCAAAATTTTGATAGGAGGTAACAACATGGTAGCACTGTATGTCGCACTCATCATCGCAGGTCGTCGGACCTTTAATCAGGTTCCGGCGAAGTTCAAGGCTGCTGTCAAGGCTGATCTGGAAGCTCTCGGTCTTGACGAAAATGGTAATCCTGTGGATTAACCGAAATTGGCAGGGAGTCTACTTTGCGGTGGGCTCCCTCGCCTAATTAAAAGAGGTTTGGGGTGATATTTCCTACAAGCTTCTTAATTCATTTATGACTTCAAGGAGGATGATGCATGGAAATGGAACCCTGGCTGCAAACGCTATTAACCATTTTGGGGACGATACTTGCTTCTTCTGGATTTTGGGCATATATCCAAGAGCGAAGCAAACGAAAAGCTGCTGAGAATAAGCACAACAATCTTGAAACGCAAATGCTCATTGGTTTGGCTCATGATCGCATTATCTATCTCGGTATGACCTACATCGAGAGGGGCTACATTACACAGGACGAGTATGAGAATCTGTACGAATACCTGTATAAGCCTTATGAAAAATTAGGCGGTAACGGTTCAGCTAAGCGAATCATGACAGAAGTCGACCAACTTGCGATTCATAAATCAACTTACAATGCTTGAATTGGAGGTGAGATTATGAGTTACAACATTACTGGTACAACTATCACTTTGACCCGAGGTGATACATTTGAGGCTCTGGTCTCTGCCACCAAAAGGGACGGGACTCAGTATATTCCAGTTGAAGGCGATGTTATTCGCTTTGCAATGAAAGAGAATTATGATGACCCCCGCCCCCTTCTTGTCAAAGACATCCCGATTGACACGATGATGCTGACACTTGAACCTCAAGACACAGCTGATCTGAATTTCGGCAAGTATGTCTACGACATTCAGCTCACGAAAGCAAACGGCAAAGTTGATACCTTTATTTCGAAAGCAACTCTAAAGCTTTCGGAAGAGGTTGACTGAGCATGGGTGGAGTATGCGGAATCGGGTCTATTAAAGGTCGCCTTTCGCCCATTGAAAGCTTACAAGGAGCTTTATCTATGCCTGTTGGCGGAGGTTTGGACTGTGATATTTATGAGGGCGAATATAACATCACCCCCAGTGACACTGTTCAGGTACTACCAACAACCAATAAACTGCTGAAGCATGATATTGTAATCGAGGCAAGTTCCGGCGGCCTTCCTGAAGGGAGTGAGATGGCTACGGACGATGATATTGACGGTTTGATCGATGATGTTTTCGGAACCGGAGTCAATCCTGATCCGGACGAGCCCACTTACAGTCCTGATGACATCGCAACAGAAAAAGAACTGAACGATGCTATTACCGATGTCTTCGGCTAAACATTTTGTGGTCACAGCAGCGCCAAAACGCTGTCGCAAAAATAATTTTATTCCAATAGAAGGAATGTATAATGGCAGACACTATTAAAATCACTACTCTGGCGCAGTTGAAGGTTGCTCTTCAGGCAGCTAAGACTTATATCGATGGTCAGATTGGCGGCCTGGGCACTATGGCAGGCAAGAGTGAGGTCGCCTATGATGATCTGGCTGCTGCTCTGAAGACTCTGATCGACGGCAAGGCTGCTCAGGCTACTGTCGACACCTTGGTCGGTGAGGATACCGGCAAGTCTGTACGCACTATCTCTTCTGAGGAAGTCGCAAAGATCGTGGCTGGTGCTGACAAGTCTTACGATACCCTGAAGGAGATCGCTGACTGGATTCTGAGTGACACCACGGGTGCCGCAAAGATGGCTAATGACATCACTCGCCTGGATGGTATCCTTGCCGGTATCGGTGGTACTAATGAGGAAGCTACCGTCGTGGCTTATGTCACCAAGATGATTAACGCGCTTGGCATCGGCGACTATGTCAAGACCACCACTATGACTACCGAGCTGGGTAAGAAGGTGGATAAAGTCGAGGGCAGCCGCCTGATGACTAATGCTGAAGGTACCAAACTGGCTGGCATTGCCGCTGGTGCTCAGGCGAACGTCATTGAAAAGATCAAAGTCAATGGCACTGAGGTAACCCCTGCGGCGGAAGATAAGTCTATTGCTCTGACTATTCCGACCGGCAAGCTTGCTGGCAAGGATATTGTCGCAGAGGCTGATCTGGACACTGCTCTGAAGGAGAAGGTCAACGCCGCTGCTGAGGGCAACCACAGTCATGCAAACAAGGCGTTCCTGGACACCCTGTCTGGTGCTACCGACGAGGAAGTCACTGCTATGTGCACTGAGGTCTTCGGTGCCTAAAGACTGTAAGTCTCTGGGGAGGGTGTAACAGCCTTCCCTAAATCTTTCAAAGGAGCGTGAATCGAATGCCTGATTACAAGCTGGTATCTCTTGAACAAATGAAGATACTTGCCGGACAGACTAAGTCGTATGTAGACGGTAAAGTAGGTTCCGCCAGTGATATTCAGTCTGGTGACACCGTCAAGACTTTTTCAAAAGATTATAAGACCGTAACGACGGTTTACGCCAATGGGAACCAGCTTGTGAAGACTTTTTCGGACGATATGAAAACAATCACGTCGGTTCTCACGGACTCTGAAGGAACGGTCATTGCAACGGAAACCAAGACACTGTCGGACGATGGACTCACCATCTCTACGGATGTGGTTTACGGCTAATAAATAGCAATACAGGGCAATAGAATGTAGGTTAGTTCTGCATTATTCCTACACTTTGGCTAAAAAAGCCAGGAAATACGGGATATTTTGCTTCTATAATAGAAACTTATCACGGTCTAACCACTTCTAAACCCCTGCAATTACGCTGTTTTCAGAGTGGTTAGAAGTGGGTAAATGCCGAGAAATGTAGGTAACTCGTGCATTATTTCTACACTACTCCTACATCTATATTCCTACACAAAGTCAGCCTCCTCGTTGTGCTGAGTGCCTTTGTTGGTGCTCCCACTTCGGGGAGGCTTTTCTTTGTTTTTACAAGCTATTTTATTTTTTCGATTTCATCTTTCAACCACTCAAATTCTCTCTGGGTGTAAACCTTTTCGGTGATGTCAGAGATCTTGTGACCGACCATATATTTGATTGCGTACTCGTCAACGCCGTACTTCTTAGCCATCGTCACAAAATGTTTACGACCATCATGCGGTCTATGCTCAGGGTTCAAATTCAATTCGTCTCGAATCATACCAAAGCCTTTTTGGTATCGAGCATAAGTAAGTGCAGTGTTTTTGCTACGAGCATTCGAATTAACATAGTTGAGCAGGTACAGACTTCCAAGTTCCTGAGCCTCTTTATATTTTCGCTCAACCAAATGACGAATCTTCGAGTGAATTGGAACCACACGATCTGTACCGGCATCTGTTTTGATACCGCCTCGGAAAGTCCAGTTTTCCAAATCCACATTCTTTAATTCCAGCAAACCAAGTTCCTGGGGTCGCCAACCAGAATAGCACTGAATGAGCAGGACATCTACAAGCATTTTATCATCAGCGTGTTTCCAAAGCAAGTCCATCTCTTCGTCCGTAAAAGGAATATGCTCGTTCTTAACTGTGACGATTTCTTTGATTGTTTCCTCACTGAGGTTAAAAGTTCGCGAATAGTTTCGGTCAACAAGCTCATACTCCAAGGCATAATCCAACATCAAGTTAAACAAAGACTTAATCTGGTTCTTCATGGATGCACTTGGTGTTTTTTCTTTGCCTCGAACCTTCGATATGCCTTCATCCATACAACCTTTTACATGACGAGCGCGGACATCTTTGACTCGCATATCATATACGGCCGAGCAATACCCCCATGCTGAAGCTACCGAACGAGTGCTTTTAACTGTCTTCTCGTATTCGGCAAGCCATTTCTCGTAAAGCTCTTTCATAGTGATAGACGGTTCAAGGTCGTAAGGGTTCTTATTGTACTCGACGAGAGCAGCGTATGCATCGTTGTATGTTGGAAAATAGGACTCCGGTTTAAGAGGTTTACAGATAGGCCGTCCGTTCGAATCCTTTCCGACACTTATCATAGCTCGAAATGGATTGCGGAGATTCCGATTCTTGATCTCACTGATCTGCCCGAAACCATTTGGCAGTCTACGGCGTTTATTGTTCTTATTTCGAGGTTTTCTTGGCTTTATATTTGGCTGTAATGGAAACCCACAGTGAGGACAAGAAACTGCTTTGTCGCTTACTTGTAATTCGCATTCAGGACATTTTATCAGCATTATTATCACCTTCCCCATTGATTTGCTATTAGTAATCATATATCATAAGTGTAGGAATGTCAACTCCTACATTCCAACTTTTCTTATTAGTTTAGGGAGAAATGAGATATGATTAGTGATAACCAATCAATTTGCCCCAAATGTGGAGGGCAGCTTAAATACTACGATCATGTTCAAAGATTGGTACGGACGAAATTCGGAAACAAAAAATGGGTAGCTATTAGAAGACTTCGGTGCTGTAAATGCCATGCAGTTCATCGAGAGCTTCCTGACTTTATATTTCCGTATAAACAGTATGAAGCAGATATTATTATCGGCGTGCTCGAAGGTCTTATTACTTGTGAAACTTTGGGGTTTGAAGATTATCCTTGTGAAATGACTATGATTCGCTGGCGCTTGTTTCCACCGAGGTTGTTTTTACTAACAGCCGTTCCTAACCTAAAATAGCGATTGAAAGGAGGCAAACGCCAATGGAAGAAATTATATTTGCATCGGGGTCTGTCCCGGTGGCAGTTGCAGCACGAGTCTACGGGAAAGACGCATCCTGGATTCGAGCCGGCATCGTATCTGGGTGGCTGCCGATCGGAAAAGCTACTCGGAGTGGGAAGCTCGTTACGAATTTAGAGGAAATGAACTCTAAGTACGGACGCATCAACTTTTATATTTCGCCTAAGCTCCTCTGGCAGGAGACCGGCTATATATGGAGGGGTGAACGCGCATGAGTACATTGATACGTCCAGAACTTTCCGAGACTAATCGTTACTGGATCGAGAAACACCGCTATTACGAATTGAAGCATTTCTGCTTGCAATACCCGTTGTGGCGTCATGCGTACAATTCGTTGATAGACTATCCGGGTTCATGGCCTCAATTAGTGCCGCCCTGCAAAACGAATGTTGTTAGTGATCCCGTTACCAAGCACATTGATGAGAGGCTGTACTATGCCGATCGCATGAAGATGGTGGAACAGGTTGCAAAAGAAACGGACGAAGAGCTTTCATGTTATATTTTGGAAGCTATAACGGAGGGTATTTCATACGACCATTTGAAAGCCAGAACCGGCATCCCATGTTGCAAGGATGTTTATTACGACTTGTACAGACGGTTTTTCTGGCTACTTAGTAAGGAGAGACAGTAATGAAGATTGTAGATATTGCAGTGAAAAAAGTCTATCGCTTCAACTGCCCGAATTGCCAGAGTAGGCTTGAAGCCGACAGCAGTGAGCTGACAGACATCGGAGGTAAAGTAAGCAAGTTCTATTGCCCCGTATGCCGTAAAGACCGATATATAACCTGGTCTGACTTACGGAAGAAGATCGTCTACGAGGGTTCGCAAGAATAACAGTGTCCTTTATGGAGAAGTGAGAGCTGATGCACTATAGCATTGGCTCTTTCTTTTTTTTCTAACTTAGATTAAAACCCGGATGGAGGTGACAGGTATATGTGTTAAATTAGTATCTGGAAAAATCCCCGGGTTGAAATTTTGAAAAACAATTCGAAAGGAGACCATTATGGAAGTCATTTATGTAGTTGTCGGAATCTTGATTGGGTTTGCCGTCTCATCTATCATTCGCCGAAAGCATCCTGTCGGTTTTCTGCGTATTGACAAGTCTGATCCGGACGGGCCCTATCTTTTTCTTGAACTGAAAAAGAGCGTTAATGAAATTGTAACTCAACGAACTGTCCTATTGGAAGTGAAGCGTGAAGACTTTATTCCGCACAAATAACACTTCCTTTTATGGAACCCTATTAAAACGAAAGGAGAAACGAATATGGGTGAAGAAAACAGAAGTTTGTTGGAAGAGGAGATCAAAGCCGAAATTAAACGCTTGGGATCTCTCGAATCCGGAAGTCAGGAGCATACCACAGCAGTGGATAGCTTGACGAAGCTGTACAAACTGAAGCTCGAAGAGGATAAGAATACCTATGAGCGTCTGGACAAGATCGAGAATCGTGAAATCGATCAAGAGTCCAAGACGGCTCAAATGGCAGAGTCTGTCAAAGATCGATACTTCAGATTTGGTATGGCTGCCGCTGAGCTGGTGCTGCCGTTGATGTTCTACGGCGTTTGGATGAGACGAGGTCTCAAGTTCGAACAGGACGGAACTTTCACCTCCCAGACATTCAGAGGTTTATTCAGTCGATTCAGACCGACTAAGAAATAAACCGGTTCCAAAAGCGGAGAGTTCGTGTATATAACACGTTCTCTTCGTTTTTCTCCTGCTCGAAAATTACATGGGCTATTGTGAGAGATGTAAAAGTGCTTTTTATCTCTTGATAAAATACTGATGGTCGCTATACTTAATAGTGCCACACAATATCAAGGAGGTAATTTGCAATGAGCTTTTTTAACGACGCGCAGAGAGACGGTTTACTTACTGGACGGTATATTTGCAGTGAATGCGGAGGACTTATGGAATTTGAAGATGAGTGGGAAGATACTTTAGTATGCCCTGCTTGCGGTCACTCCGTCGATTTAGAGCATTACGGTATGGAGAACGATGAAGAATATGATGCTCTATATCCGACCAGAGATCAGATCTGCGACGACTAATTAAGACTATTAGCAAAGGGGAAGGAGTCCTGACGAGGGCTCTTTCTCTTTTCTTTTTATAGGTGATGGATATGCGATACCATTTTGACAAACCGAAAATTTACTTGACCTTGTATGGTGAGCGTTATATTTGTGAGCATCCGGTTTACAATAGCTGCACTCTCTACAGAATTGAAGAAAGAGGTTTAGCAGTAATTCAGCAACGATTTGATTCCGAGACGAAAAGTACATGGTGGAGCGAAGTTGACCCTTGGATTACTGACGCTTTATATTTGCACCCTGATTTTCGAGAATACTTTGAAATGAGGGCTGGGACTTGTACGGACGGACTATACCCTACTGTAACGGTTCGCCAAATTATGTGGGCATTAAAAATGAAGCCTATTCAGAAAGAACGATGGGAAACCGTATTCGATAGACGGGATATCTAAGCGCAAAAAACGCATCTCCCTTTATGAAAAACCATTGAATTTTGAAGGGAGACATGGATTATGAAAACACTAAAGAACAAGCTATATGCTATAGTATTACTTATTTGTGGGTACTTACCGGTACTTATCGACAAAGATGCAACAGCATTAGTATTCTTTGCGTTTATCGCAATACCGTTGTTCTTTGCAAAAGAAAACTGGATTTATTGAGGATTGAGCCGCTAACAACGGCCCTTTTCTTTTCGCCAAAATTACAACTCCTATTATGGAAAACGATGCTATTCGAAAGGAGTAAAAGGAGCATGGACGAAATGAAAATTGGTTCTAAATTCACTACGAGCATTATCTCGAAATTGGCGAGTTTGGCAATCCGAAAGAAATTTGGTTACGATGTAAAACTGAATTTGAATGAGGTAAAAGCCACAGTCGTTGATGGAAAGACGCATGTTCATCTGGATATAGATGCCGATCTTGAGAAAGATGAACTTACTAAAATCCTGAAAAGTATTGGTTTGTAAAATCTGAAAGGAGCTGCTAACAACGGCTCTTTTCTTTTGCCGCGCGAAATTTACAAGTCTTATTATGAGAGACGGGTTAGCTCAGTTGGTAGAGCGCCACACTTCCGTGGAGGTCGTCGGTTCGAATCCGATACAGTCTCTCTTGCTTTTTATTTTCACATGAAAGGAGAAAAGACATGAGCATCGATCAGCTTGATTTAATCTTGTATGACATGTACCGCATGGACGCTTGGCTGCCGCCTTTGTTTGGTAAATGGACTGAAGATTATAAAAAAGCGAGTTACTCACAATGGGCTGTCGACGAGCTCAGAGATTTTATCGCCGAACAGATTTACCCCCGAAGAGAAGGGTCTATTGATGAATTCTGTAAGCTCACGCATGAATTTATGATGAAGACCGCTAAATATGCGATGGTGAATCCAAACACGAGTCTTATGTTTCGATCTGCCAGTGAAATGGCAGCGAACATTTTAGACCTTCTAAGGGCTATGAAATAACAAAAACATGAAAGGAGAAAAGACATGAACAAAAACCAAGCAATTCAAAAGTTGCTGCATAAGTCAGGGCTTTGTATCAGGAAATACTCACCTGTTGCGTTGTCTTGTGTAGCATCAGCCGGCGTGGTAGTCACGGCAATTGCAGCCAAAGCGACCCCACGAGCAGTAGCGTTAGTTTATGCAGACAGTCGCAAAAAGCATGATGGTGATCCATATGCGTACACCAAGAAAGAGGCGTTCATCGCTGCATGGAAATGTTATATTCCGGCAGTGGCATTTGGAGCTTCTACTATCGCTTGCATTATGGGTGCCAATGCCTTAAATCGACGCCAACAGGCAGCACTAACAAGTGCGTATGCTCTCGTCCAAAGTTCTTAT